TAATCTACAAGTGGTTCAGGAGACAAATATTTAACTTCAGGAATGTAAATACCCCAATCATCACCAAGTGTTGGGAATACTTTTTTCATATCTTCGATAAAATCTTCAATATAATTGTAGTAACCTTGAAATGCATCCTTTACTATATCAAGTGATTTAATAGGCATAGCTGCAATTCTTTCACCTTCACTTGTAATACCTACTTCACGTGAAGGGCTATAATACAAACCACATTGGAGTTTTGGAGCAAATCGTCCTAAACGACCTTGATCTGGGATAAGTGAAGTGTTTACTTTATCAACCAATTCACGTGACCATTTAAATGGTTCTTCAATACCTTGAATTTCCATCAAGATACCAAAATTGGTCATATCGTTTCTATGCTCTTCTCCTTTTTTAGCATGTCCGTTATAGCTGACATCTCCGTAAGTGTGTTCAACTGCGACATAGGCTGCATTGTTATTTGTACAGAAAGAGCGTAATGAGACGCCTTCATCCTCGAATTTGCGATATAATTTGAAGTCATAACTAATATCAATTAGTTTCTGGAAGTGTTTTTGTGGTGCCTCAAATCGAACACCAATTTGTACTGGTTTTGGTTCAGTAGGTAATGTGTATTCGTCTGCTAGTGCTTTACCAAAATCAATACCTGATTTACCAACTGCAAACATTAAGCGGTCATACCCTAATATATAACTCCCTTCTCTATTTTCAGTAAGATCTTTATATTCTACATAATTACTTTTAAACCTGATACTTGTAACTTTAGATTCCCATACAAAATTTACACCTTTAGACACTAGATAATCGTACCAATTTTTACCAATCTCGTGTAGATAATCTGTACCAACGTGCCATACAGGGTATAAACGTAAACCGAAATAT